GGTTCATTTGAGGCTGATGATGAAAGTGGTTTTATCTTTGATAAGATTAAAACCATCTTAGAGGACATAAATAATGAATATAACCTAAATGGCGAAACGCAGACGGAAACGGAGTAAAAGATATTTCACAAAGATTACGGAAATCGCAATCAACGCTTACAATAATTGTGAGGACCAAAATCTAAAGAATAAAATCTATAATCGATTCATTCACTATCCATTTGATAAGTTGGCTGAGAATGTAATTCACACTTACAAAACGTATTACTTTGATGTACCATATGAGGATGTAAAGGCGAATGTGGTTGCATTTCTTAATGAGAAGATTCACAAATTCAATGGAGATAATGGGAGAGCATTTTCATACTTTACAGTAGTTGCTAGAAACTACCTATTTAACGAAAACAATGCCAACTACGCTAGAATGAAAGCTAGAGAAGAGGTAGGCGCAATTGATACTTCTCGAAACATAGTTAATGAAGTTGTAGAGCAGAACTTAAAAGAATCTAAATCAGATTTTATAGACCACTACACCAGATGGGTTGATTATCATCTATATGAAATCTTTCTTAAAGATAGAGATAGAGCGATTGCCGATTCAGTAAATGAGTTGTTTAAGAATAGAAATGATTTATATTCGTACAATAAGAAAGCACTCTACATACTTATTAGAGAACGAACTGGAGTACATACACAATACATAACTAAGGTAGTTGGTAAGTTGAAATTAATATATGTAGAGTTGTACACCGAATATAATAAAAAAGGACATTTGTCTCTCAAATATAAACTAAAGGATAACAATGGATAAGGATACTGAATTATTCAAAGGTAAAACATTCGCAGATATCATGTCAGATGTTTACAACAATTCTAAAAAGAAAGATAGGCAGTTAAAGCTTCTTATTGCTCAATTAGAACCATTGGTAAAAAATCTGCAAGATGCTACTGTGATTGTTCCTTTGATTAAAGAGTATATGGAAGTATCTATTAAAAACGATGAGCAGATTGTTAAACTCGCTGCCATCGTTCAACGTATGATGAAGGATGCTAACTCAGGTGAAGATGGTGGTTTGTTGTTAAGTGAAGAAGAGAAAAAGCAACTGATGGAAAATGCAAAAGCCATTGATGCTAAGATTGAATCCTTAAATGAAGATGGGGATGAGTAATGTTACAAACTGGTACGGTTAAGAAAATAGAACTAAGCGATAAAGACCCTTTAGAGTTATACGCTATACAGGTTTATATACCTGGAAACGTAAACAGTCAGATAAAAGCTTTCCCATACGATTTATCTATACAGAAAGTACCATTGATTGGAGAATCGGTGGTACTTATTCAAGGTAAAAGTGCCACATCTAATCCAGCTATGAGGCATCAAGGTACAACGTACTATTACCTCAATCCAATTTCATTACAAAAGAATATACATTCAAATGCGTTGCCGGGTGGTAACATATTATTAAAGGGAGCGAAAACCGCTGCAAAGTATGCAACTGCTGCGGTTGGTGTTCCTGGTATAGGGGGTGGTGGCAATTCCGAACTCGGAGATGGGTTCGCCGAACGAACTGATGTAGCATCACTACAACCATTTATAGGAGATGTACTCCTACAAGGTAGATTTGGACACTCTATGAGATTTGGGTTTACACCCAAACCAAAAAAAACATCTAAAAAGCCAAGCTGGTCTGCTAGTAAGCCGGAGGACCCGATTACCATAATATCTAATGGTAGAAAAAAAGGTGGTTCATTTAATACCTTTATAATAGAAGATGTTAATGATGATTTATCATCCATTTGGTTTACATCATCTCAAAAGGTAACACTAAAGCCCGCTCAAAAAAATATTGGAAAGGATACTAAGAATCAATCATCGTTTTCCGAACCAACCATCATCTTAAATTCAGGTAGGCTATTTTTAAATGCCAGAGATGAGAGAGTTGTTATTACAGCTAAAAAAGATATTGTAAACTCAACTCCTAAGTGGGCTATGGAGATGGATAAGTTCTTTACACTTATGGAGGACTTAGTGAGTGAGTTGGTAGATTTAACTTCAGCAAAAGCAACATACACCACTGGTGTTGGTCCGACAGGGCCTGCTACAAACGCAGCTAAGGTTAAAAAGATTTTTGATGAACTGAAAAAGATGAAGCAGTAATGGCAGTAGCATGGCCTAAATTTCAATCGGATGTAGCGCAATGGTTAGATTCTACTAAAGAGAAAAAAGAATCTGATACCGCTAAGAAAATTGCAGACGCATATGGTACTGCTGTATCCACTGCTATGATATCTTTGATTCCAGGTTCCACTATCATATCTACTCCACCAACCAAAGGAATCGAAACTGCAATACTGAATACATTTAATCGGATGAAAGAATCCGATTTACCACCAACCCCACCAATGTTTTTGGAATGGGCAACATCTACAGTTTCATTTTGGCAAGGTGTTCAATGGAATCCATTACCACCACCTCCCGGTTACATATCACCAACAACAGGTGTTACTGTTTTAACTGGTGGTACTCCAACACCATTAGATGTTGGGTTGTGGACTGCTTTTAACAACCCACCTGTATCAACACCAATGGGTAATATTATAGCGGGTAAGTTAGTAGCAGCATTTACAGCACATCTATTAACTGTGAATGGATTGTATAACGGATTGATTCCAGCATTCCCAACCCCAGTACCAGGCCCACCATTTCCTTGGGTTGGTGTAGTATAAAACAAAACAATTCGATATTTATATAAAAAGATTAAATTATGAAAGCAAAAGATTTAGCACAATTATTAGAAATAATCGTTCGTAAGGTAGTTCGTGAGGAACTCAAACCCATTTTGTCCGAAGTGAAGAAATCATCAAAACCGATGATTAAAGAAACTACACCTAAGAAGCGAGTGGTTAAAAAAGACCCTCTTGATGTAGAACACATCTTTGAAGAAAGAACTGCTGAAAAACAAACATTCACTAAAAATTCAATGTTGAACGATTTGTTAAACGAAACAGCCAACGATGGTGGGTGGCGTAATATGGATTCAATGTACACATCAAATCAAGCACAAGGATTTGATAGAGCACAAATGGCATCTGCGTTAGGATATGGTGAGCAGAGTGTGATACCAACTACAGATGTTGATGGTAAGCCAGTTGATATGGCTACATTACAATCAAGTGGTGTTGCGGATGCACTGACAAGAGATTACTCAGGATTGATGAAAGCCATCAATGCTAAGAAGGGGAAATAATAAATGGCTAAGCAGAGAAAAGAATATTTCTACAACCCAATAGATTTTGAAGCAGATGTAGCTATCGGAGTTAAATTACCATTTGGTAAACCCAATGGACTATTCTCACAAAGTTATACGACTGAAGAGCAGGCTGTATCCAATCTAAAAAATCTATTATTGACCAGAAAAGGTGAGCGGGTATTTCAACCTGAATTTGGGTCGAATGTATATTCTCTTCTGTTTGAAAATATCGATATCAATATCGAAAGTAAAATGGCAGATACCTTAACGGAAGATATTAACTTTTGGTTACCATATATAGTTATTGATAATATAGACGTGGATTCCAATCAAGATAGAAATTCAGTTAGAATTGAACTAAGGTTTAGAGTTACAGAACAAGGGGCTAACCAACAGATTATAATCTTTGTTGATTCTGAAGGGGCTGTAATAGAATAAGGTAAACTATGGCAAAGAAAGTAAAATCAGATTTAGTACAAAAGGATGTATCTTTTTTGGGTAGGGACTTTGGTGAATTTAGAAAAAATCTAATTGAGTTCTCAAAGAATTACTTCCCAAATACATACAACGATTTCAACGAATCATCTCCTGGTATGATGTTTATGGAAATGGCATCATATGTGGGTGATGTATTATCGTTCTATACAGATACACAACTACGAGAATCCTTACTAACCACAGCTGAAGAAAATGCTAATCTTTTTCAGATTGTAAGTTCATTAGGATATCAACCCAAAAATATTGTACCTGCATCAGTAACATTAGATGTTTTCCAATTAGTACCATCTAAGGGTAGTGGTGATAATGTAAAACCCGATTATAATTATGCTATGGTTTTAAGTGAGGGTATGGTTGTTGGTTCTACTGATTTTTCAGATGTAGAGTTCACAACTCTATCAACCGTTGATTTTGCATACTCATCCTCATACAGCCCAACCGAAGTATCGGTTTATCAAATTGATGAAAACACAAATGAGCCGGTATATTACTTACTAAAAAAGCAGGTAAAGGCAACAAGTGGAAAAGAAGTAGTTAAAACCTTCACATTTGGTTCGCCTAAGATATATGATAAAATTAAAATTGTAGATGCGAGCATCATTAGAGTAAAGAGTATCTACGATTCAGATAATGATAAGTGGACACGAGTACCATATCTTGCGCAAGATACTGTCTTTGAGCAAATTGAAAATAATGAAGATAACTCAACTCAATATAGTCAGTACAGTGGTAACACCCCATATCTATTAGAACTAAATAGAGTTCCTAAAAGATATATAACCCGATTCGAAGATGATGGGGTTATGGTTATACAATTTGGAGCTGGTGTATCCGCAAATGCTGATGAGGAAATAATTCCAAACCCAGATAATGTTGGTTCTCAATTATATACCGAACATCAGAATTTGGATTCTTCATTAGACCCATCTAACTTCTTATACACAAAAACGTATGGTGCGGCTCCATCGAATACAACGCTTACGGTAACTTATGTGGTTGGTAATGGTATTGTAGATAATGTACCAGCTAAAGATTTGGTAAACATACTATCCAGTACAACTACACTTAAAAATGAAATCAATCTTAGTACAGATGTGGTTAGTTTTATTAGAAGTTCATTGGCTTGTACAAACCCAGAAGCAGCCATTGGTGGTAAGAGTACGGAAACCAATGATGAGATTAAACAAAATGCAATGGCATTCTTTGGAGCACAAAACAGAACTGTAACCAGAGAAGATTATGTGATGAGATGTTATGCGATGCCACCACAATTTGGTTCGGTAGCAAAAGCATATTTGGTACAAGATTACCAATTGGAAAATTCTAAATTAGATGGGAATCCAATCAGTACTGAAATTCCAAACCCATTAGCATTGAATCTATATACGTTGGGGTACGATAACAATAAAAATGTAGTACCATTAAATCCAGCTACAAAATACAATCTTAAAAACTACATTTCATATCATAGAATGTTGACAGATGCTGTAAACATAAAAGATGCACATATTGTAAACATTGGTGTTGATTTTGAAATCATAGTATTGCCTGAGTACAACTCAAATGAAGTTCTACTAAGAGCAATCAATAGAATGAAAGAGTATTTTGATATTGATAATTGGAGAATCAACGAACCTATAAACCTATCAAATGTTTATGTGGAGTTAGATAAGGTAGAAGGTGTACAAACTGTAGTAAGACCTGATAGAGATGGTAAGGGTGGTTTGCAAATATATAATAAATTTAATGGTAATTATTCACCAAACAAATATAGTACATTAACAGCTACTAAGAATGGTATTATATACCCACCAAAAGACCCATCAATCTTTGAAGTGAAGTTCCCTAATTCAGATATTAGAGGGCAGGTTGTAACACAATCATTCTAAATGAGGATAGATTATGATTTATAGAATATACGGACAAAAAGATTCTACAATATACGAACAATCTGCTCGTAAACAACAGAACACGGGTAAAGATGAGATATTAGAGGTAACTAAATTTTTTGATGAGTTAACGAATACCAGCTGGATTGGTAATAGTAGAATACTCACTCAATTTGATTTAACACCAATATCACAATCAATTGTTAATGGTGATATATCAGGTTCCACAAAATATTATCTAAACCTAACATCTACTGAAGAAACTGAAATTCAAGCTGAATATAATTTAAATGTATATCCCGTATCTCAAAGTTGGACTGAGGGAGTGGGACAATTCTATGACCATATAAAGTGGGATGATGGTGTAACTTGGCAATACAGAAACGATGATACATTGTGGGGTGTTGGTGGTACTCAAATATTCAATGGAATCAGAAAAGCAAATATCCCTACAAAGGGAATTGTACTATATGAGGGATTCACAGATGGTACGGGTTCAGCATACTTAACAGAATCGATAAATGATATAAATGGTAATGCACCATTCACATACTTAGATAATAATAAGTTAATAATATCAGCATCTAATTATGCAGGAACTACATTAGTGTTTCCAGCATATATGTCATCTAGCGTATCATACGATATACAATTTCAAGTAAATCCTGGTGA